TCTCCGGCGGCGGAAATCCCTGTGGAGCAGCCATTTAAGCGCAAGCGGTCGAAGACTGTAGCCGGTGTAGCCACCGTAGCCGCCCTCGATCATGGCAAGCCGTTTTTCCGCGAGCTGAACCGCATGTGCGAATGGCCGATCCCGCCCGTCTTTAAGGGCGGGCGGTGGCGCGAGCTGTGCGAGGACGTCCGGCACTTCGTCGATAGCGGGAAGGCCGCGGCGGCGCTGGAGGCGGGATGGCTCCCTATCGAGCTGTTCGGCTCGCATGCCCGGCCCTGGGAGATCAACAAGTGGCCGCTCCTCGGGACGCAATCCGTCGTCTCTTTGATGCGGGGCCGCGCCGTCGGCCATGTCGATGGCTCGAAGATCGAGATCCTCAATCCCGGCACGCGCCACGCCCATATCTATCGCGCCCATATGCTGTCCGATCCGCAATCGATCGCGCTCATGTGGGACGTGTTCGATCCGAAGCTCTGGCCCAATATCGGAACGGAGCTTCGCTGGATGAAATAGCGTAGCAACCATCTGGCTACAGATTGGCTACGCCTTCCCGATTATCAGGGTTAGACAACCTCTTTCCGACAAAGGAAATGGGCTGGCTAAGCTATTGTCCGATATCCATAAAACAGGGTTTATTGGACGATCTGTCGCATATGTCGCCGGGGGTGCGGCTACAGTGGCTACAGATGCTACACGCTTGCATGCGCCGGGGATTTCGGCGCATATGGCGGCATGGCGGCGGACGATGACGACATTCCTTCATGCTCGCTCCCTCCGAAACGGAAGGGCGCCAAGCCGAAGCCGCGCAAGCGGGCGGCGGCTGACGTCCCGCAAGGTGAGAAGCCGAAGCGCAAGGCGGCGCCGAAAGCCGTAGGCAAGCCATCGCGCGCGGCGATGGAGAGGGCCGAAGCGGAGAAGGCGAAGGATCCGTTTGCCGGCTGGGATCCGAAGAAGGAAGCGGTGAAGGCGCGCGATGCCGCGATCGGCAAGATGAAGAAGACGGCGACGGTCGAGATCTCGCCGAAGGTCAAGCGGACGCGCACGAAAGAGATCGTCGAGGATGACGAGGACGCCGGGCCACTCGGCGGTCGCCTCGCCCGCCGACGCAAGACGTCTGTCACGGTCGAGGACGAGATCGAGCGGCCGACGGCAAAGAAGATCCTCGCGGATCTGCGCGGCGGCGGCAAGCGGCCGAAGTGCGACGATGACATATTCGATGATGTGCTGTCGATGATTGCCGCGGGGATCCCGCTGCGCCAGATCTGCCGTTATCCGGACATGCCGACGAAGGATGCGATCTATAAATATCTGGAGGACGAGACGGATCCGGCAGATCATAGCCGACGCCTCGCGCGCTACGCGCGCGCGCGTAGGATCGGCTTCGACGAGATCGCGGAGGAGGGGCTGGAGATCGTTGACGACGCGAGTAACGATTACATGGAGCGCGAGCGCGACGGCGTTCCGGAGATCGTGCTCGATCGCGAGAATATCCAGCGCTCGAAGTTGCGCTTCGAGGCGCGGCTCAAGCTTCTCGCGGTATGGGATCCGAAACGCTATGGCGACATGCTCAAGCTCGGGGATCCGAACGGCAATCCGCTGGAGAGTGCGCCGCGCGAAATGTCCACAAGCGACATGGCGATCGGGCTCGCCAAGATCATGGAGGCGGCGAAGCGCCAGCTTCCCCCGCCGGGCGAGATTATCGACGTGACGCCTGACGCCTGATGCTCCCTTCCTTCGGTGACATGACGATCGACGAGATCGAGAAGATGATCCGGCGCATGTCGCCGAGTGAGCGCGAGCAGATAATCGAGATCGTTCGCCAGGACCTCGCGCTCTGGCGCCCGCTGCCTGGCCCGCAAAGCGATGCCTACTATAGTGAGGCGGACGTGATCGGATACGGCGGCGCCGCGGGCGGCGGCAAGACGGATCTGATTTGCGGCATGGCGCTGACGAAGCATCCGCGCTCCGTCGTGGTGCGCGCCGACGGTCAACAGCTCTTCGGCGTTCGCGAGCGGCTGGGCGAGATAGATCTCACCGGGCGCGGGTGGAACGGGCAGGATCGCGTCTGGCGCCATGACAATGGCGTGATCGAGCTGCGCGGTATCCCGAACAAGGGCGACGAGAAGAAGCTCCAGGGGCGCGCGCACGGCCTCAAGGCGTTCGACGAGGCGACGGAGCTGCTTGAGGCGCAAGTCCGCTTCATCATGAATTGGATGCGAACCGAGCAGGAAGGGCAGAAGCCGCAAGCGCTGATGACCTTCAACCCGCCGACGACGGTCGAAGGGCGCTGGGTGATCCGCTACTTCGGTCCGTGGCTCGACAAGAAGCATCGCAACCGCGCGCAGCCCGGCGAGCTGCGCCTCTTCACGACGATAGCGGGCGAGGATTTCGAGACGGAGGACGATCGACGCTTCGTCATCTATGGCGGGCAGCGGGTTTATGACTTCGATCCCGAAGACTTCACGCCGGAAGAGATCATCAAGCCGAAGTCGCGGACGTTCATCCCTTCCCGCGTTACGGATAACCCCTATTACATGCGTTCCGACTATATCGCGCAGCTCCAAGCATCGCCCGAGCCGTTGCGGTCCCAAATGCTCTATGGCGATTTCGAGGCAGGCATGGAAGACGATCGGTGGCAAGTTATCCCGACGGCGTGGGTCGAGGCGGCAATGGACCGTTGGCGCGCGCGCGACGCGAAGGGGCAGATGGACAGCATGGGCGTCGATCCGGCGATGGGCGGACAGGACAAGTTCGTCATCGCCCGCCGGCATGGGACATGGTTCGACGATCTGCTCCGCTTCCCCGGAAAGGACGTGCCGGACGGCCCGACCGGGGCCGGCCTCGTCCTGATCAACCGGCGCGACGCTGCGCCGGTTCATGTGGACGTCGTCGGCTGGGGCGCGAGCTGCTATGATTTCCTCACGCAAAACCATGTGCAGGCGGTCAAGATCAATGGCGCCGCCAAGTCGATGGAGACGAGCCTCGAAGGCAACCTTCGCTTCGTCAACTATCGCGCGCAACTGATCTGGCGCATGCGCGAGGCGCTAAGCCCGACGGCAAAGATCCCGATCTATCTTCCCGATGACGGGGATCTGTTGCAGGATCTGTGCGCCTATCGCTGGAAAATGACGACGGCGGGGATCCTGATCAAATCGAAGGAAGAGATGCGCGAGGATCTCGGCCGTTCGCCCGATGACGGCGACGCGGTAATCTATGCGCTCGTCTCGACGGTGCGGCAGGAAACCATCCTCGATCAGATCAGCGACGCCTATTCGGCCTTCGACGGTGAGGGCGGATATGATCGGGCGAACGAGCTGGGATTGTAAGATGGCTCGCCTTGCGGCATATGTCGCGAAAGGCAATCTTCAAGAGGGTGGATCTATGTGCAGCGCTCCCGACGTCCCCGAAGCGGTCCAGCGCCAGGATGCGCGCATGCCGGAGCGCAGCGCGCGCGGCAATGGCGCCGAAGATCCGCTTCGCCGTCGTCAAGGCTATAGCGCACTGCTCCGCGCCGCGGCTGGAGCCGGAGCGTCGTCTCCGGCGACGACGACGGGCAACGTCGGTGGCGGTGCGACGAAGCTCGGCGTCTAAGGCGTGGCCGAAGGGACGCTCCATCTGAACCGGACGCTCAACGAGCGCTGGACGCCGCGCGAACGGCTGGAGAAGTCGCTGGCGGCGATGAAGGAAGTTCGCCGTCCGGGCGAGCAAGAGATATTCGAGATCGCGAGCCTCGCGCAGCCGAACCGGACGCGATATGTCATGGCGTTCGGCAATAGCGGGCGCGGCGTCAAGCAACGCGCGAACAAGCTCTATGACGGTCACGCGATCAGGAGCTTCCGCTATCTGTCGGCCGGCATGTACACCGGCATGTCCTCGCCTAATCGGCCGTGGTTCGAATATGGGATCCAAGACAAGGATCTCCAGAAATATCAGCCGGTCAAGATCTGGCTTTCCGAAGTGACGAAGATCGTCCGGCAAATGCTGGGCGGATCCAACTTCTACGGCGCCGCGAAGATCGGCTATAGCGAGATCTCGCTCTTCGGGACCGATGCTTGCATCATGGACGAAGAATATGATTGGGAGACGGGGCAGGCCTATCCCGTTTGCTATCCGCTGACCTTCGGCGAGTATTGGATCGGGCTCAATCACAAGCTGGAGCCCGATCGCCTGATCCGCCAGGTCAATATGACCGTCCGACAAGTGGTGAAGAAATTCGTCGCGAACCGGCATGATCCGCGTCAACTCGACTGGTCGAAGGTGAGCATGGCCGTCCAGAATATGTGGGACAAATGCAATTATGAAAGCGAAGTCCCCGTTTATCATGCGATCGAGCCTAACGATCTGTGGATCCCCGGTCGGCTCGACGACAAGGGGAAGCCGTGGCGTTCGATCAAGTGGGAAGCCGGACAGGGCGATCGGCATACGCTGCTCGAAGAGGCCGGCTATCATTCGCAGCCCTTTTGGGCGCCGCGGTGGGAAGTGAAGTCGAGCGACGTCTACGGCTATGGTCCCGGACATGATGCGCTGACCGATATCCGCGTCCTCCAGCTCCAGGGCAAGCGCAAGGGCGAGGCGACGGACTATGCGGTCAAGCCGCCTCTCCTGTCGCCGTCGAACCTCCGGATCAAGATGCAGCCGGGCGCCGTGACCTATGCCAGCCAAGCCGACATGGCCGGGGTAAAGGAAGTCTGGAAAGTCGACTACCGCGCGATCCGCGAGATCCGCGACGATCAGCTCGATCTGCGTGACGTGATCGACGAGGCAACCTATGCGCGCCTCTTCATGCTCATGTCGCGCCTGTCGGAAAGCTCGGCGGAGCGCACGGTCCCCGAGATCGTGGCGCGCGAGGAAGAGAAGATGACGCAGCTCGGGCCGGTGATCGAGCGCGTCAATGACGAGAAGCTGACCGTCTCTTGCGACCGCGCCTTCGACATTGCGGCGCGCAACGAAATGCTGCCGCCGCCGCCGCCTGAAATGGAAGGCATGCCGCTGGAGCTGGGCTTCACGTCGATCCTCGCGCAAGCGCAAAAGATGATCGGGCTCCAGCAGACTGATCGCGCTACCGGCTTTGTCGGGCAAGTGTCGGCGGCGTTCCCCGGTTCGGGCGCCGGCGATAACATCGATACGGACAAGCTGGTCAACGACTATTGGGAGCGTTCGGGGGCGCCGCCCGAAGCGCTGCGGGATCCGCGCGACCGCGACCAGATCCGCGTCCAGCGCAGCCAGCAGGAACGCGCCGCCGCCGCCGCCGCGCAAATGCCGGCACTCAAGGCCGGCGCCGAAGGCGTCAAGGCCTTGGCCGATACGCCTGTCGCCGGAGGCTCGGCGAGCTTCTTCGACAAGATCATAAACGCAAGCTGACATGCGCCGCGGCAAAGGGATATCGCTCGACGAACAGCGCCGGCTGGATATGCTCTGGCTGATGGGGCGTCCGGAGTTCCTCCGCTTCCTCTTTACAGTCGCCGAAAAGGCGGGCATAGGCAGCGCTGCCTACGGGTCCAATCTCGACACGTCTTCCTTTGACGGTCGCCGGAGCCTGGGGATCGACATACTTCGAATGGCCGACGACGTGTTGCCAGTTCGCAACCCTGCCTTGAGCCCGTTCAACGCGCTCGGCTTGGCCATCAACGAAGTATCCCGATTTACCACCCAGGAAGGAAGCGACGATGCGGAAGAAGACGATCAATCCGATTATTCACCAGCCCGTTAGGGGCTTTGCGCGGTTCCGGCTCTCGCCTGTCGAACGCGCGAAGGGCCGCGTCATGCGCGCGCCCGACGGTCACGAAGGCGGCGACGGAGGAAGTGATGGAGGGACTGGAGACGCGGGCGGAGGCGCGGCCGACGCTGGCGCAGGCGGCGCAGATGGTGGCGCAGGAGCGGCGGCGGGTGACGCAGGCGCGGACGGGCAGGGTCAAGGGGCTCAAGCTGGGGGCGCTGATGACGGCGGGGCGGACGGCGCAGGCGATAAGTCTGGCGGAGCTGGCGGCGCCAACGGCGAAGGTTCGATCCTTTCGGATGCTGGACGTGGAGACGCAAATGGCAAGCCCGGCGGCGAAGGCGGCGATGGAGCGGGCGAAGGGCCGCGACTGACCTTCGGCGAGGGTGAAGCCGCCGCCGAGATCCTCGGCGCGCCGGAAGCCTATGAAGTCACCGTTCCACCTGCATTGGCGGAGCAGGGCGTTACCTTCGACGCCGAAGCGTTCGCGCTGGTCGAGCCCGTCTTCAAGGATCTGAACCTCTCGAACGCGGCGGCGCAGCAAGTCGTCAACGCCTATGCGGAGAAGATCGGCCCGTTGCTCGCCTCGCGCGGGCAGAATGCAGCGGAGACGATGGGCGCCGACATGCGCCGCCAATGGGCGACGGAAGCGGAAGCCGAGTTCAACGGGAAGGACGGCAACCCGACGCTGGCGGAGGCGAAGGGCTATGCGCGCCAAGCCTTCATCGCGAGCGGGATCAAGGCGGACAGTCCGTTCCTGACGATGCTCGAGGAAAGCGGGCTCGGCAATCATCCTGACATGGTGCGCTTCGTGTCATGGGTCGGCCGCAACGTCGGCGAGGCGAAGGTCGATCCCAATCCAGGAGCGGGCGGAGCGCCGTTGTCGCTGGCCGACAAGGTCTATGGAAAGCCGGATCCGGCATAAGGTTTAACGAGAATTTCGCGGCAATCGGTCATGGTTCAACTGCTAGAGGGATAAGGAAACATGGCTGTTCTTGGAACGACGGTCCCGACGTTGGCGGATATCGCCGCCGCCTCGGGTCCGGATGGCACGTTCGATAGCGATCGTGTCAATCTGCTCGCGCAGACCAATGAAATGCTCGACGATATGGTCTGGAAAGAGGGCAACCTCCCGACGGGTCACCAGACGACGCTGATCACTGGCCTGCCGACGGTCGGCTTCCGCCGCTTCAACGAGGGCGTTGCGCTCTCGAAGAGCACCGGGGCGAAGCTCGAAGAGGGCGCCGCGATGCTGGAAGGCTTCTTCCAGGTCGATCGCGCGCTCGCCATCATGTCGGGCAACGTCAACCAGTATCGTCTGGATGAAAGCTCGCTGTTCATGGAAGCCATGAACCAGACGCTCCAGACCTATGTGCTGTATGGAAACAGCTCGACGATGCCGGAAAGCTTCACCGGGGTTGCCGCGCGCTACAACACGCTCTCCGGCCCGATCGGTCAGCAGATCGTGAACGCGGGCGGCGTCGGTTCGGACAACACATCGATCTGGCTGATCGGCTGGGGTCCGTCGGTGTTCGGCATGTATCCGAAGGGGACGGTCGGCGGGCTGTTCCACGAAGACGTGACGGTCAACCGCAAGGCGATGCCGGGCAACGGCGACGCCATGACGGGCGACGTCCTGCTCGACGCCAACGGCAAGGCCTTCATGGGCTACCGCGACCACTTCCAATGGAATTGCGGCCTTGTCGTTCGCGACTATCGCGCCATCGCGCGGATCGCGAATATCGACGTCTCCGACGTTATCGCGGGCAACGTCAATGCGGCGGATCTGATCAAGCTGATGATCCAGGCCTATTACCGCATCCCGACGAACCTGCGCAAAAACGCGGGTAAGGCGGGCTTCGGGCGTCCGGCCTGGTATGTGAACCCGACGATCAAGATGGTGCTCCACATTCAGGCGCTCCAGAAAGCCAATGCGCAGATCACGCTCTCGACGATCGACGGCAAGGAAGTGCTGTCGTTCCTCGGGATCCCGGTCCGCGAAGTCGATCAGCTCCTCAATTCGGAGGCGCTCGTTACCTGATCCGCGTAACGGATCCGGGAATTAATTAATTGCCGGATCTGCTACGTCGCTCAAGGGAATTGAAGGAAAGGATTTCAGCAATGTTGGTGGATCGTCAGACCCTCCTCTCGGATAAGCAGGCTGTCACCGCGACGGCTTTCTCTACCGATCAATACGACCTTGGCGCGGGCTCGCCCTCGCGCAATGCCGGTCGGCTCAACGGCCTGCGCGCCGTGTTCACCGTCCAGCAGGCCGCGACCGCGGCCGGCGCTGCGACTGTCGTCTTCGAGATCGGCGAAGCCGACGACGCGGCCGGCACGAATTACCAGATCCTGGCGGCGTCGCCAGCGATCGGCAAGGCAGCGCTGACCATTGGCGCGAAGCCCTTCGACATTCCGATCCCGGACACGTCGAAGCGCTTCATCATCGGCCGTTATACGGTGGCAACCGGACCGCTGACCGCGGGCCAGTTCTCGCTTGCGCTGCTCCGCGGTTCGGATCATATCCGCAACTATCCGGACGGCTATAACGGTCCGGGCGGCTAACCTTCATAGCGCGGTAAAGCGCACCTGCGGCAAACGGTATCTATTCGATGATCCAGAAAGGATTGAACATGAAGCGTTGGATTTTGGCGAATGTCGCCTTCGTTGCATCGAGCCTCGTCGCGGCGGGCTCGGTCATCACCCAGGAAGATCTTGGCGAGGTCAAGGTCACCGATGCGGAGACGGGCAAGGAAAAGTTCGTCGATGTGAAGCCCCCGCATGACGCGATCGAGATCGACGAGAACGGCAACCCCAAGGACAAGCGCCGCGCCGAAGATCTCGCGAACCTGATCGGCTCGCTCGCAGTTTCGAGCGGTGCCGCGGCTGCTCCTGCGCAGACGCCGGGCGGTGTGTCGCTGGCCGCGAACCAGCTCACGCCGGCCATTACGGCCGGCCATGCGAACCTTGCGGATACGCTCGTCGGCCAGACCGGCGCGGATCCGACGCATGGGCTTGATCCCACGGTCGGCAATCTGTCGCCCGAAGTGATCGCGAGCCTGACGGCGAACCCCGAGTTCATGGCTGCGATGGCTGCGGCGCTCGGAACGCAGACGCCGCCCGTCGTCGAGCAGGCAAAGGAAAATGCGCAGACCGACGGCGGCAAGCCGGCTGCTGGCGCCAATGCGCAGACGGAGGCGCCGAAGCGCCGCGGCGACGCGGAAGAAAAGAAGGGGTAAGTCCCGCGGCTGTGAAGCCTGGGCCACTTCACCCCGGCGGATCAAATCACGCGAGACGCGGGCGGCGAGGGGGATCTCGCCGCCCGCTTTCTTTTTGCGGCAAGCTGGAGCATAAGGCGGCGACGGCAACAACGGAGCGACAGCATGCGCGATCAGCTTTCCATCTGT